CCGCATCGTAGGTGTCGGCACTTGGCAGCTCGGAGAGCACGTTGGGTTGTTGGGGCTGCCCTTGGGGCAACGCCATGATGCCTTCATCTTCCATAGGGGTCCTTTCCAGGTTGTGCCAAAGACCCAACAAGGGGTCGCGCGCCGGGAAAGGACGCGAAGATGGCAGGGATTATGGGGGAAGTTGTCAAGGATTGTCCACCGGCTATGAACGATCAATTTCAAGATAAGAGAGGTAAAAATCTACATCCGCAACGCTTGCCGTGACCTTAAGCACGTCCCCCGCGATTAACACGCAAGGAACGCCGGAAAAGATGTCAAACGTCTGACTCGTAAGCAGCGTATAACTTTTCGTGAGCTTATACGGTGTCGCGCCCCCTTCAGGGTAAATGGCCGCGTTGATCGTTGCCGTATTTGCGTTGTCGTTCGTCACGCGAAGCGACGACAAAACGGCATTGTTGGCGTCCGGGGCCGTGTAGATCGTTGTTTCGGTTGCGGCGCTAGGGGTTAGGTATTTGCGAAGATACTTGTTGGCCATGTCACACCGCCGAGACGAAGTTGATAGTCAGAATGACTGACGGAATGGCAGGACGCGTGGGCGTGGTCCCCGCAGCGTAGTGCTCGAGATAGATATCTGCACCATCAGACCACCAAGCTAATTGTAAATAGTTAGTGGATGGAGCATTCACCGTAAAAATAAAAGAGACTGCCGGCACGATATGCGACCAAATCGTTAAACTTTTGCGCGCTGCAACATCAAAACGTCTATTACTTAACGCAATATTTGTTCCCGTGTCCTTAGCCCACACTTCAAATTCCGCTGCCGCACTACCGTGATTTGCAACCTGAAGCGAAACTTCTACGAGATACTGCCCCGCACAAGGCACATAGATTTTAGAGTTGTCAACAACGCTAATACCATTAGAGGGGCTTACGCTCGTGTACGTAATTAAATTTTCACTAGTGATTCCCGCACTGCTTTGATCGGCGTCGGAGATTAACATTGCATAGGGCAACGCAATACCGTTACTGGTCTGAAACCCCCGGATGCCTCCCGCAAACCCCCCGCCTGCACCAGATCCTGCCGCAAACCAAGATGACGCACTCGCCGTATCATCACTAATAACAGCCGTGTACGTATTATTAAGTTGAAAAACTATTTGCTCAAGCGAACGTATAAGTTGGTTGGTTTGTGCCGCGCTATATCCATCGGATGCAGCATTAGGTAAACATTGGTAATCTTGCTCATCGCAAGCCATCGGGTTGAATGTCAACTCGCATGGTGCCAAAACGCCAATTAGTATCTATCGCCGAGCTTTCAATGCGTAAGCTAATCTGTCTGCCACGAGCACGAGTGTCGACTTTTTCCGTGCTGGGGGTAATGGTGTAAGGGTCTAAAGAACTAGGTACGGCACTGGCTTGCGGATAGGGGCGCAAAAGCAAATGCACACTGAGATCTCCTTGTTGATTCTTGAAATCGGGCACGAATCGACGCATGTATAGCATCTGATCTCCGTCGCCGATATCAAAATAACCTGATCGTACAAACGCTGTGATTGCAGCACCGTCGCCGTTTACACCATCCTCTTGGTTATAAAGCTCTGATCGACCGGCGGTAAGCCCGTAAATTGTGCTAATCGTCGCTTCAGTGCTTTCTGGGTCATAAGTTGCTGCCAGAGGCTTAGAAAAAGTCCCAAGATCTGTCCACGCCGTGCGAGACATCGTGCCCACGGACCACACTTGCTCAAGATAATTGTAAGTCACAAAACGGTCGATATAATTGTTATCTTGCGTGCAATACCACCACGTTACTTCATTAAACTGTGTGTTAATGCCAACATGCACTTTTTCGTTTTGAATAAAATTTAAATCGTCAAAGACGTAGTCTTGGACGGTACAAGGTATTTTTTTAACGGTGCCGTCAAAAACAAAGAACGCATCCTTGCTCATCCAGTAGGCTACGCCGTTTACATCAGCCGAGGCGTGCGGACCAATCAAGCCGCAGTTAGCACCAAGTTGTTGAAAGCCAAACGTGTACGGCGGACCTAGGTATTGCATGCCATGTAAAGCCGTGTCAGTCCATATTAAAACCTGACCACGAGAGCGTAACGCTGAAACAATTGTATTTCCGTCGGTTAGACGTTGACCGCCAGCAGTATTAGTTGCGGACGCCGCAAAAGTGTTCATGTCTTCTTGATTAGAGAAGCGCACAAACATTGGATCTTGTGTTGTTGATGTGCCGATCGTGCTTTCTGTGCCAAAACAAATTAAATGACGATCTGGAGTTGAAATCAAAGCATATTTACTTTTAGTGGGCGCGTTAGAAATAACGACCGCACGAACCCCTATGCCTGAACCGGGATCCCACTCGTAAACGCCTCCATCAACAAGCTGCAAGACAAGTTTTTCACCAAACGTGTCAAATTGCCAAATACGAGAGTCTAGTGAAAGAGCGGCAGAGGCAGGCCTTGCGGTGTTCCAAGTGGATAGGCCCCAGGTGCCGGTGCCCCAACCATAATCAAAAAAGCTGCTGTCTGTGCCTACGTTAATTTGATAACTTGCATCCGCCGTTCCCACCGCAGTGCTTGTGCTAGATGCCGCCGCTGGGGAAACAATGGTGTACTCGTTAGGGTTTACAATCTCTTGAATCTCAAACTCACCCGTTAAATTGGCATTAGAAATGCCACCGGGATTTCCTGTGACGTTTGATAACGTAACAAAATCTCCAACAATACAACCATGAGCTGCATCATTGACCGTAACGCTAGTTGAGCCGTTAACCGTGTCAAACGTGACGCCAACAACCGTTTTTCTAATAGGGGTAATGTCGGCCCAAGTGCCTCCGTAAAATACATATACCTTGCGTGATGTTCCTAAAGCAATGTAAGGGGAGCCTTCGAGATCGTTCCAGGTAAAGACCTCACTTACCATGCCGACAAAATAAACGGCGGGGTCACTAAAACTAGTCCATCCGCCGATCTTTTCCGGTAACCCCGATCGAAAGCGGATGTAGTCAGAGTCGACCCAACCGCCCTCTGCGCCGTATTCGGTGTTTTGTTTATCTACACCGGGTTTAAGAAAGAGTCTAAAGTAAGCCATGGCTGCATATTACTTGATAGGGCCGCCAACAAGCCATGCATCGCACGTTCGATCGCCTGCACACTTAAAGTGAAAGAGTTCACAATACCCAAGGTTAGATGCATCAACCACCTCTGGTGCGTAATCCTCCTGCTCAGAATCCTCTTCCAAGTCCGAAATTCCCTTTTCAATGCATACGATCATCTGCGGAGTTTGAATAAAGGCAGCGCAGTTACCACAGCGTGCTTTTTTAGCTTCGCGCACGGTCGTTTGCCACAGTTCTGCTTTTTTATCCCAGAACGCTCTTGACTCTGCTTCTGGGTTCAAAGGGCCATAGCCGTACTCTTTGATTGCGTTGTTACGGTTTTTAAGATTAAGGTCAATATCAATCGTTGCTTCTGGACAACCCTTTTGCCCACGTTCGTATGACTTACGAATCTCCTGTCCAATTGCATCCTTTTTTACGCTTGCCATGACATTACCTGTACGACGCGGTTTTCCTAGCAATAGATTTCGGCTGCTTTACAAACTGCCTCCCTTTAGCTTTGCCACGACGCTTTGCAGCCGTTGTGCGAGCATATTCCGCAGGGCTGAGAGCTTTGATCGCAGCTTCCGGTAAGTACCTTTCACCCGTTTTGCTAGAGGGTTTGCCACTTTTGGTTCTCCATTTCTGATCGCCCCATGACTTAAGAGACTGTTGAGGTGCACGCATGAGTTACTCCCTTTCTTAAAAAACGACGTTGGCCAATAAGACGATTGTAATCTTTTTGGCAGTAATCCTTGTAATAACCTAGTTTCTCTAACGCAAGAGAGGCTGAGTCAAGCTCCGATAACGCTTGGATAAATATAATGGTTTTGTCAGTTTGATAAGACAACAACCATATATCTTTTTTCGTAAATGCAAACCAGCGATTTAGTGCTAGACAAGTCGTTTCGAGCTCTTTGTACTTTTGCTTTGATTTTTTCTGGACACAAAGAACAACTTTGTAATCCCCAAATGTCTGTATCTCACGGTGCACAGCATCCCAGAGATTTTGATCCTCTACTAATTTAACTGCCCCTTGATCCCACGCTTTTTTGGCAAAAGGGCACTCCGCCAAGCCCGTATCATTGTCAGGCTTTGCTAATTTGTTTACCCAGCTCTGCATCCATACCTGAGAGGCTTCTCGGCCGATCAGGTTTGAATCAGTCCCTATACCCACCACCTTTCTCCTTGTAGCGCTTGGCTAACAACTGTGCTTTACGAGCAGACCACTGGCCTGCGGCGGTGCCCTGTACTGCGCGAGCCTTGATAGACTCAAACAACTGTTTACGCATACTTGGCTTTGTATAGTTGCCGCTTTGGTTTACCTTGCTCTTAGCCTTTTTCTTCATAATAACGTCTCTCCCGAAGCCGCTGGCATGGTGGTTACTTGAATTGATACATGTTGACGTAAATTAAGAACGCTGCCGCAGTTTGCACAAACATCTGTCTCAAGCTCCGCGGCGTCTAAATCATACCC